AACTTATTCCTGAGGAGTACTCAGGAGCAGATGCTGTAATAGACAAAAATGGTAAGAAGCATGACCCGAAAAGTACAAGTGGCAAGATGATTATAACTATGAAATGCAATAATCCTAATGTCAAAGACAAGACAGGCTGTGGTAAAGGAAAGTTAGGTAAAAAAGAAAAAAAACGTGCCGCAGGTGCCATAGTTAAAAAGGGTTGGGACATGGCCAAAACAGGTGGTAAAAAGGCAGCGAAATCATTAGGCGGGGCGATAACTTCAACTGGTTTTGCCATGCCAGGGTCTGCCCTTAAATCATCGAAATATTCACCTGAAGATAAGGCGATAGAAATGATGAGAGAAGCCACGAAATCAATAAAGTTCAAATAATCATAGATTCCTATTGACTTTTAGAGTCACTTATGTTAATATATAAAGAGTGAGAAATCACTCTTTTTTATTGTCCAACTTATAGGAGATTTATATGTCAATTGATGCAATTAACGAAGAAGAAAAAGCCAAACTTACCCAATTAGTGAACGAGGGTTGTTTAGTTTTACAAGAATGCGATGACCTCAAAGGTGGATTACGTGATACTGTAAGAGCAATTGCTGAAGAAATCGATGTAAAACCATCGGTATTAAATAAGGCAATCTCTGTGGCACACAAAGCGAAACTCGCCGAAACTCGTGCAGATTTCGAAGATATGGAAACAATTTTAGAAACTGTAGGGCGCACTCTTTGAGTTATGTAGATGCGTTCTATAACAAAGATAAAGATATTGTTCAAGTTGTAGAACGAATAAAAGGCAAAAGAGTCTACAATGATTATCCGGCGTGGCGTACTTTCTATGTGAAAGACCCACACGGTGACCATGTAAGTATCTATGGTGACAAAGTTCGCCAAATCAAATGTAAACGACTTAAAGACCTTCACAAAGAACGAAAAATTAATGCTGGCAAAACATTTTACGAAAGTGATATGAAACCAGAAGTAAAATGTTTAAGTGAACATTATATTGGAATTGAGTCACCAACTCTAAATACCGCATTCTTCGATATCGAAACAGACTTCGATGCGAGTCGAGGGTTTGCTGACCCTAGTGACCCATTCATGCCAATTACAGCAATATCTGTTCATCTTCAATGGTTAGAATTACTAGTGACTCTTGTTATTCCGCCCAAGTCAATGAGAAGTGGCGAGGGCCTTAAAGAGGCAGAAAGAATTTGTGAGCAATTTGACAACACACAATTGTATTTGAGTGAGGCCGATATGCTCAATGACTTTTTAGATATCATTGAAGATGCTGATGTGTTGGCTGGTTGGAACTCTGAAGGTTATGATATTCCATATACAGTAAATCGAATCACCACTGTATTAAGCAAATCTCATACACGCAAGTTGTGTCTGTGGGATTTAGTACCCAAAACTAGAAGAGTTGTTAAGTATGGTAAAGAACAAGAAACATTTGACTTGTTTGGAAGAATTCATTTAGACTACCTAGAATTATATCGTAAGTACACATATCATGAAATGCATTCATACGCACTTGATACGATTGGTGAACATGAAGTAGGTGAAAAGAAAGTTGCATATGATGGCACATTAGACCAATTGTATAATAATGATTTCTATAAGTTCGTGGCATACAACAGACAAGATGTTGCTCTACTTGATAAGATTGATAAGAAACTAAGATTTATTGAATTGGCTAATGAGATTGCACACGATAACACAGTTAATATCAAAACAACAATGGGAGCAGTTGCAGTTACAGAACAAGCAATCATTAACGAAGCCCATAGACGAGGCATGATTGTTCCTGATAGAAAGAGGCGGGAATGGTCAGATGATGATATAGAGTATTCAGATGAAGAACTTCATGCGTTAGAATTACAAAAGGCCGCTGGTGCTTTTGTGGCAGTTCCCAAAGCAGGATTACAGAGATGGGTAGCAGGTATTGATATCAACTCTCTTTATCCTTCAGTTATTCGTGCCATGAATATGTCTCCTGAAACTATTGCTGGACAATTAAGACCAGACTTAACTGATAAGATGATTGGTGATAGAATAAAAGAAGGTAGAAAGACTGGCGCAAAGGGTTATGGTTCTTCTCAAGCATGGGACGAAACATTTAGTACAGAAGAATTTCGTTTAGTTAATGAAAAAGACAAAGCAACCAATATCACTTTAGTACTTGAAGATGCTCCTTTTGAAGAACTTAAAACAACTCAAGACCTTACTGGTGCCGAAGCATATGATTTGATATTCAATAGTCCTTTAGAATGGACTCTTACTGCGAATGGCACTATATTCAAGCAAGATGTTCAAGGTATTATTCCGAGTTTATTAGAACGATGGTATGCTGAACGACAAGTGATGCAAGAGAAAAAGAAACAGGCTATTAAAAATAATGATGCGGTAGAGATAGCACACTGGGATAAACGACAACTTGTGAAAAAGATTAACTTGAACTCATTGTATGGTGCGTTATTGAATCAAGGATGTCGTTTCTATGATAAACGCATTGGACAATCAACAACTCTTACAGGTCGTTGTATCACACGACATATGGGTGCCAAGACGAATGAAGTTATCGCAGGTCATTATGATTATAAAGGCCCATCAGTTATATATGGTGATACAGACTCAATTTACTATTCAATGTATCCTGTTTACAAACAAGAGATTGATGATGGTACTATTGAGTGGAACAAAGATAAAGTTTTAGAATTGTATGACGAAGTTGCAAATCAAGTTAATACTAGTTTTCCAGATTTTATGAAAACATTCTTTAATGTTCCTAGAAAAGAAGGCGAGATTATTGTTGCTGGTAGAGAAAATTGTTCAATTACGGGAATCTTTATTAAGAAGAAACGATATGCGTTACTGATATACGATGACGATGGTGTTCGCCGAGATAGCGATGGTTCTCCTGGTAAGATTAAAGCAATGGGTCTTGACTTGAAACGAAGTGATACTCCATCTTATATACAGAATTTTCTAAGTGAGGTTTTATTAAAAATATTGATTGACGGAACACGAGAAGATATTATTGAAATGGTTAAAGAGTTTAAGAAAGAGTTCAGAGCAAGACCTGGTTGGGAAAAAGGTTCACAGACTCGTGTGAATAATTTGACTTCTTATAAGAATCGTGTGAATGCCGCTAAGAAGGCAATGGCAAGAGATGTGAAAGGTGGTGGTGATAATGCTAAAAGAGATAAGGTTCATTTGCCTGGCCATGTTGCCGCATCATTAAATTGGAATATGTTACGAGAACTCAATCAAGACCGATACGCAGTAGAAATAGTAGATGGTATGAAGACGATTGTTTGTAAACTAAAACCCAACACCTTTAAACTGAAAAGTGTTGCATATCCTGTTGATACTACTAAAATACCTCAATGGTTCCAAGAGTTGCCATTTGACCACGAGTTGATGGAACAAACGATTGTTGATAAGAAGTTAGAAAATCTAATTGGAGTACTAAATTGGGATATAAGTGATGCTAATGCATCAGAAACATTTGATAATCTTTTTGATTTATAGGTTGACAAATGTGTCAAAAATATGTTATAATTAATTTAATTAATCAAAAGGAGTAAGTAAATGCGTGATATTTTAAAGGATATTGTCAAACACACACATTCTCTTGGAATCATTCAAGCGGCTAAACTGACAACAGATGAAGAGGGAACGGCAATTGATGCTATGGATGAAGACCGTACAGTTGTATTGATGGGAAAATTACATAAGCCAGTGCCTGAATTCGAAGGAAAGTTTGGGCTAGGTAGACTAGGTGTCTTAAGTGGGTTACTTAGTTATACTAGTGAAGACAAAGAAGGCAATCCGATTGTAGCAGATGTTAAAGTAGGAACAGAATCACGAAATGGTGAAGATGTTACTACTGAACTTAACTTCTCTATGCCAGGTGGTTTTGATAGTTCGTATCGAGTAATCGTAAGTGAATTAGTAGACGCACAAATTAAAACCGCAAGTTTTAAAGGTGCGGTATGGAATGTAGAAATCATGCCATCACAAAAAGCAGTCAAAGACTTACAATATTTTGCTGGTATTTTAGGTGCGTTCGACCCATTGCTTACTGCGAGAACAGTTAATGGCAACTTAGTTTTCTTTATTGGTGATAGTTCAACAGATAAAGTAGAACTTCCATTTGCAAGTAATGTAGAGGGTGAACTGAAGACTGGTTGGAGTTTTCCATTGTCAACCGTTCTTACTATTCTTAGACTAAGTGAAACAAGTACAACGACTATGAAAATTTCTGACCAAGGTGCTATGATGATTAAAGTTGATAGTGGTCTCGGTGTATATGAATATATTTTACCAGCAAAAGCAGGGCATTAAAAATATAAATACATTGTGAGAGGGGTTACTGGTGACACTTATTATAGGAGAAGCGGATGACGCCCTTTAGACAAAAGTTAGACACGACTGAACAGAAACGCACCCACCTTATATACTTAAAAAAACAACATAGAGATTTAGACAATGGAATAATTACCGCATTTAAAATGCATACTAAAGATAATGTTGTTACTAAGTTGAAATTAAAAAAGTTACATCTGAAAGAAGAAATAACCCAACTAGAAAGAGAACTAGAGAACACAGAAAAATGAGTATTCTTACTCCAACACCCAAAACTATACAAAATCTGATTAGAGTTATACCAGACCATCCCAGGCCTGGTGTACTCTATCAGGATATGGCAAGTGTGTTTAATGCCCCTCGTGGTATGCAAGATGTTATGACATTATTCCGAAATTATATCTCTGATAATAATATAAAATTTAACAGAATTGTTGGACTAGATGCCCGTGGATTTCCAATGGCGGGTGCATTAAGTTCAGAAACTGGCGTGCCATTTTCAATGGCTAGAAAGAAAGGAAAACTACCAGGTGAAACAATTTTCACTGAATATGAACTAGAATATGGTACTGATGAGTTACATTTACAAATAGACGCAATAAACAAAGATGACCAAGTATTGATTGTAGATGATGTTATAGCAACAGGCGGAACACTAGAGGCAGCCATTAAACTAACTGATAGATTTGAAGCCAATGTAGTAAGCATATTAAGTATAATGGAACTTGAGTTTTTGGGTGGTGGTGCCAAGTTACGTGATGCTGGACATGACGTATATTCAATATTACAAGAACAGTAATACATTCAAAACCACTTGACTTTATGTCTATTATTTTGTATAATAGTAGATAGACTATTAATTTTATATAAGGATACGCATAAATGAATGACTATATTTTTACAAGTGAAAGTGTAAGTGAGGGACATCCAGATAAAGTAGCAGACCAGATTAGTGATGCGTTAGTTGACGCAGGACTTAAAAATGGTGATGAAACAACACGAGTTGCAGTTGAAACACTTGTAACTACTAATCATGTAACATTGGCGGGTGAAGTAAAAAACTTTAATGTAACTAGGGACGAAGTAGAAGAAATTATTCGTGATGTAGTGAAACACATTGGATATGAGCAAGAAGGCTTTCATTGGGACAAACTAAAAATTTATAACGAAATTCACTCACAATCAAGTGATATCGCACTAGGAACCGATGATTTCGGCGCTGGAGACCAAGGATTAATGTTTGGTTATGCGTGTAATGACAACGAGGCAATGCTACCAGCACCTATTTACTACGCACATGAGATACTTAAAGAACTAAAAGAAAAACGCATCACCGGTGCGGATTCCTTGCTTCCAGACGCTAAATCTCAAGTAAGTCTACAATATGAGGGTGATAAAGTAATACGTTGTGACCAAGTAGTAATATCAACTCAACACAAAGTTGGTAGTGGAGAAGAAGCAGAAGCAGAGGCTTATGTTGCTGGCACTTACATATTAGAAGATTTACTTGATAAAGATACTGTATGGCATGTCAATCCTACGGGCAAGTTTGAGATTGGTGGACCAGATGGGGATGCTGGATTAACAGGCAGAAAGATTATAGTTGATACATACGGCGGTTATGCTCCCCACGGTGGTGGTGCTTTTAGTGGAAAAGATCCTACGAAAGTAGATAGAAGTGCCGCTTATATGGCACGATGGTTAGCAAAGAATGTTGTAGCAGATAACATGGCAGATTGGTGTCAAATTCAATTGTCATATGCTATTGGTGTTAAAGAACCAACAAGCATTTATGTAGACTCGAATGGACACAATCGTAGCATTCAACAATTTATTGCTGATAATATTGATTTAACACCAAAGGGTATTATTGATAGATTTGATTTATTCAATTTTCATCAATATAGTAAGAATTGTGTATATGGACACTTTGGCGACAAAGATGTACCTTGGGAAAAAGTTGGCTGGTTAGAATGAAAAAAATACACGCATTTGGATGTAGTTTGACTGCCCAACATAACTGGAAATATATGAATGATTGTGAAGATGGTCCATTAAAAGAGAAAACGCCACATGAATGGAATTATAACGGAATCGATATGAGTAGTTATGCTATTAGTAACGGCTCTCACAATATGCAACTAATTCAGTATGCCAATGGAGTACACCATAAGACTATAAAACAAAAGGATATTATCATATGGCAAATAACAGATTGGACTCGACACGGAGTTAGATGCGAGAATATATATGCCCGTGAAGAAAATTTAACAAATTATGATGAGAACAGACGTGTTGTGGGTATACTACGAGACAAGAACATCTACACGAACACAGATATTACGATGGCTTCTTTGGGTACGACAAGGGATATAATCGAGTATAACAATATCATTGGTATATCTAAGAATTTAAAACAACAAGTGGCATATTCTAGGAGCAATGATGAGGCTATGTACGAACAAACATGGGCAATAAATGGCATTAAAAGAAACAATAACAAACTCATTGTTTTGTTTGGTTGGGACTCGTGCTTCCCCAATGAATCGAAGAATGTAATCGTCAAATTCTTAAAAGAAAACAATATAGACTATATAAGAGAATCAATATTTGATTGGACGATTAAAGAAGGATATAGTCGAACAAAAGGCTGTCATCCAGACAAAAAAGGCTATCGTGGATTCACTCGTAAAAAACTTATGCCTAAATTACAAGAACTAGGATGGTAGATGAGTGGGGATAAAGTAACGTTAGGTTAACAAGGAGAAAGTATAATGACAGTAGTACCAAATGACTTAAAAGATTTCTCAGTAATCTGGGAAGTTAGATATTATGACCATGAACCAGAGAAAGTATTCTTTGATGTTATAGGTGAAGAAGCCGAGAACTTAGATGCCTTACTCGATGAGTTAGGAGAAAATGGTATAGACCGTGAACCAGAAAATAGTACACCAGGTGGATTAGGTGACTTTAACATTGAGTGGATTATGATTGAAGACGAAGATGGCAAAGAAGTCTGGCGAGATAAGTACTATGACTTTGAAGATAGAGATTGGTTAAAATATATTAGTTAGAAAAGGAGCAAATATGAGTAAGACACTAAATCCCACTACTTGGTTTGGCACACCAGAAGAAAAAGAAAGAGCAATTGCTAGACGAATTAGTGATGAGAAAGAACAAGCAATCGCACTTGAGAAGATTAACTTCAAGTATGGTCATATAGACCAACATGAACACGACAAGAACATGGCAACTTTAGAAGGCAAAGAGTATGTCAGAGTTGTTGGCATGGAACTAGATGAAGAAACACCAGGACAAGGTTTCTTTGAATTAGATTTCAATGACAATTTTGTAGAATATCTTGCACAGAATGGTTATGAGGGTGTTGAGCCAGACCAAATCGTTGATAATTGGTTTAGTGACCTATGTAAGAATATTGTGTTGAATGATTTAGAGGATGAAGAAGGTATCAGAAAAAGTGTAATGTCTGATAGCAAAGATGGTCTAATCATTAGTAAGATTAAAACAGACGAAAATACTTCCGAGTATTCCTAAGATGGCCACATTCATCTTAGTAGATTCATTCAATATGTATCATAGAGCAAAGCACGTAGCAATGCGTGGTGCTAATGTTGATATGAAAATTGGTATGGCATATCATATTATGCTTAGTAGTGTTAAACTATGTTACAACAAATTCAACGCAGACCATGCCGTATTCTGTTTAGAAGGTCGTAGTTGGCGTAGAGATTTTTACGAACCGTATAAGAAGAATAGAAAAGTTGCTCAAATGGCCAAGACTGTTAGAGAGCAAGAAGAAGATGAAATCATGTTTCAATCGTATGATGATATGATTACATTCTTAGATGAGAAAACAAATGTAACATTGTTACAAAATTCAGAAGCCGAAGCAGATGATATGATTGCAGTATTCATCGAGGCACATCCAAATGACCATCATATTATTGTATCAAGTGATAGTGATTACTTTCAATTAATTTCAGACAATGTAACAATGTATGACGGTGTCCAAAATCGTATCATTACTAAAGATGGTTTCTTTAAAGATGATAAGAATATGACTCCTATAAAAGAAAAGAAAACTGGTGAAGTGAAAGAAGCACCAGACCCGAAATGGTTATTGTTTGAGAAATGTATTCGCGGTGACACAAGTGATAATATCTTTTCAGCATATCCTGGTTGTCGTAAGAAAGGAACTAAGAACAAAGTTGGTATGCTAGAGGCATACGCAGATAAAGACTCTGGTGGTTTTAGTTGGAATAACTTTATGCTACAACGCTGGACTGACCATAATGGCGAAGAACATACTGTCCGTGACGATTTTGAACGCAATGTCCAACTTATTGATTTAACAGCACAACCATTAGAATTAAAGATTAAATTTGTAGAAACGATTGCTGAGAATAGTGTGCCGAAAACAAACACTGGTGTTGGTATGAACTTCCTAAAGTTTTGTGGCATACATGATTTACAAAATCTTGCCAAGTCACCTGACGAACTTGCGTCAATTCTTAATCAACCGTATCCTGCTGAATGAGAAAAAGAAAGCCAACTTCGTTAGTTGAATCATTGTTGGTATTCGCGGTTATAACATTCATTTATGGAGTGTTTATACTATTTTGGAATTAAATAAATGAAAAGTTATATATTTGATGTGGACGGCACACTTACTCCAAGCAGAGCAAAAATTAACAATAATTTCTTAGAATGGTTCTTAGAGTTTGTTAAGACACATAGAGTTTATCTAGTCACTGGAAGTAATAGAGAAAAGACAGAAGAACAGATTGGCGCAGAACTATTTGAAAAAGTAAACTGTGTATATAATTG